GTTGCGTTTCCTCGCAATCTAAATGCGGTTCCATCGATGTCAGCAGTCAATAGTATTAGCCGGTCATTGCCAGAAAATACTTCGTTGTATGTTGTGATGTATGCATTGGTGCCATCGTGTGTCACAAGAGCCTCAATGTTGCTTACCTCACCTGTGGACTGATTTGTTACATTAACAAAATATTTTGCACCAACGTGTGCGCCATGTGAGATTGCATCAAGTGTTACGGTTGCACTTCCCACTACATCAACGTGCATTATGTCATTCACTAATACTAATTCACCTGTGTATCCAGTTGAGTCATCATCACCTATTCCCACTCTGTAGTATGCCATGGTGTTAGATGGCGTAGTAGATCCATCGGCGTCTGTGGCTCTTAATCTAACCGATGCAGAACTGTCGCTTGTGGCTGTGATGTCCGCATCAAAAGTTGGATGATCGTCAGCAGGATCAGTTCTGTTGACTGCCGATGATGTAACGAAAGCATCAGCGAAATTATGCAATACCGAAATTTTTTGTGTCTCCAAACTATTGTTATCGATATCACGTGTGATTACATGATACAGTGCACCTTTATATTGACTTGCTGTAAAACTATCAACAGTTCTTTCTGTTGCAAGTAAAGATGTTACTTCTCCTGATACAGTGACATGGTCAATGGTTGTTGTGCTATTGCCACCTGCTGTCACACCTGCGTGTGTGCCAATGCTTCCCGAGGTTGCAGTTGCAGTGTTTGGCCCTAGACCAACTGCATAATAGGTTCCTGCATTGGCAATCACAGTTGAACCATCACTAACTCCAGTTGCTTTTAATTCAACATTTGATCCATTTATGGCTGTATCAAAAGTGGTGATGTCATTCATCGCACCTGTTCTATTGATGTTGGACTCTGTAATAAATGCGTCCTCTGTACTGCCATCACTTGTTACGCCATGATGTAAAGATAGTTTGCTGGTGCTGAATTCTGAATTGGTAATATCTTTCTGGACCATGTGGTACCAAACACTGTCGAAGTCCGTTTTCGCAAATGTGTTGACAACTTTTTGACTGCTCATGTCCGGACTGAATGTTCCTCTGAAAGAGTTTGTGTCTATCGTTGTTGATGCCGTATTACTAACTGTTTGTGCACCTATTATGTTTTCGTAGGTGCCACTGGAATCAGATTCATTGTCAGCCAGTAATATCCTATACATTGTTATTCTACAAGTTCCCACTGTGCCGTTGGCACCACGCAGTCTAACATTTGATCCACTTATGTCTGCTGTGAAAGTGGCCAAAGGCGTGCTGGCATTGTTTGAAATAATTGTGTTGTATTCGGTAATGAATGCATCACTTCCGTTGTGAACCACAAGCACTTCACTGTTCTGTACCTCGTTGGTAGTGGTATTATTAACTGATATGTAATATTTTGCTCCCCTATAACTTGCGTGTGCAAAAGTGTCAAGGTTGGCCGCGGCAGAATCCAAATCTGCAACAACCACTGTTGATGTTGCGCCAGAACTGAATCCCGATGAATCGTTGTCTCCTAAACCAACTCTCCAGAAAGATAAAGCAGTCTCTCCCGGTTGGCTTGAATCGGATAGTAGTCCTGCCTCTCCAAGGAGCCTTACTTTACTGACTGCACTTCGTATGTCTGTAGCGTGTTCGATGATTAGGTCATCGTTTTGTGTTTTAACTATCTGTGTTGCTCCGCTGAACGCATCAAACGTACTTCCATCTTCTGTTCCCTGCACCACTGGAATTTTAAAAGTTGAGAATTGTATAGAACTATCTGTGGAAGAGTGTCTTTGTAACACATGGTACCATACACTGTCATACTTTGTTTGATCAAACTGATCAATGACACTCTGGTTCTCTGTGATCGATTCATGTTGACCAAATGCTGTTGATGCCGTTGTTTCTGTTAATGTTGTAAAACCAATAGTGTTTCTAGCATCTTGTATCGTGGTTTGCCCTAATGCAATAGGCACTGTGTCATAGGAAAGTGTTTTCGAGCCGTCAGTTTTTAAAAACTGTCCAGTACCACCATCCGAACTTGGTAACGTAAATCCGTTAACAATTACTGTACCACTTCCGCTTCCTGTAAATTCTATGTTGTCATTCGACAACCTTGCCTTTATTGTGTTGTCTGTTATTACTGTGCCCGTGGTTGAAATTGTGTTATCACTCATTGTCAAGGCAGTAAATGTACCTGCGGCCGGAGTCGAGCCACCTATCACAGTGTTGTCCACCGTGCCACCATCGAGGTCTATCGAACTGAAAACTATCTGTCCAGTTCCGTTTGCTCGTAAGTCCAAATTGGCATTGGATTTTGTAACCTTTATCACGTTATCAGTCAAACTGAAACTTGAGTCTATTGTAAGATTAGAAACATTGACCACACCTGTGCCACCTGGTGTAAGAAGTAGGTCCGCGTTTGAACTTGTTGTTATAATATTATCATTTAAAGTAATATTGTCTATAGGTACCGATCCTGCCAATGTGGTACTTGCAGTGGATCCATCGCTTACAGACAAACTTCCAAAAGTAGAAAGTCCATCAACAGTTAATGTACCTGTGGTGCTTAAATTTTCATTTCCAAAACTTATTGCACCTGATGAATCATTAATGATTCCATTAAGTAGATCTAAATTTCCAAATTGTGATCCTGTGGCCGCTGATAGCGTTCCTGTTGTGGTAACATTTTCATCTCCGAAACTTATCGATCCACCTAAAAAATCAACTATTTGTCCGTTGCTTAAATCTAATGTGCCAAACTGTGACCCGGTCGCTCCTGATATCGTGCCATTGATAGTTGCTGTGCCTTCAACCCTTAATGTACCATCTACATTTAAATTTTCATTAATGTTTATAAATGATGAATCATCAGAAGAAAGTGTTGTGCCGGAAAACCCTATTCCAGCAATTAATATCTTTCCTGACCCGCTTGGAACAATTTTGATATCATCATTTGTTCTATATGCTTGAATATTATTGTCATCGATTTTGATACCTGGAAAAACAACACTTCCTGTACCACCGCCGCTCAACTCTAGGTCTGCGTTGGATTCCTCTGTGACCACAGCGTTGTCTCTGAATGATATGCCGGACTTAACACTGTCAAAATCATACAACTCGGTGAAATTATCATTAATCTTGATTCCAGCGAGTCTGATAGTATCGCCTGTACCGTCGTTACCTGTTGTTCCTACATCAATTATTTTTTGGGCCATATCGACTAATATTTAGCGGATTTTGGTATATGCGTCTAGTGGCTATTAACCGGTGCTTATTTTTACGTCGTTTCCTGATCTAAACAGTCTGCCTGCAACTCCTGGATCCGAAGTTGGTAGTGCTGTAAAGTCTACCTGTGCGCCAGAAACTTCTAAATTGCCTGCCACCGAAGTTTTTGTATGTCCAACTCTGAATCTTTCAGCAGTTGATGAACCATCATATGTTCTTACAAAAATCTCATTGGACGTGCCTGACGTGCCGTCCATCCTTAATTCTGCTCTAACGTTTCCGTTTGAATTTTGGAAGTCCAAGCCAGGTTTGTTTGCGTCTGCTGTTCTCTGGAGTGTTACCACTGCGTTTGGTTTCTTGATGTGTAGGTCTGTGTCAGGTGAACTTACTGTACCTATCCCCACCTGTCCGCCTGCTTTCAGCAATATGTCTCCGGTGCCATCTGTTTCTAGTGTGATGTTGCCGTTTGTGCCATCAACAATTACGATTGTTCCTGAATTTGTTCCAGCGTTGGTGCTTAAAGTCAAATTTTCAGTGCTACCGGTTGTAACTGTTTCAACGTCCACCCTACCTGTGACTGAAACACCATTTGCAGTTGTTTCAAACTTTTTACTGTCATCATGATAGAGTTCAACTGCTCCGTCGGCAACACCCTTTATCATTGTTTCTGAACTAGCGTCCTTACCAATTATTACATTGTTATCACTCTGCAAGTAAAGGCTTCCGGTTCCTGTCTCTCTTATTATTGAATGACTTCCGTTATGGAATATCTTCAGGTCATCGGCATCACCAACACCTACATAGTTGTCAGTGACACTACCATCGTCTACTGACAAAATGCCTACAACTTTTACTTTACCTGTGCCTGCCGCTGTAAGTTCTAGATTGGCATTTGAAGCCGCAGTTGTAATTGTGTTATCGGTTATGTTTATTCCGCCGTCAACATCCAAAGTGCCTGTGACTTTTGCACCGCCCTGTTGAACTCTGAATGCTTCTGCTAGGCCACCTGCAACTGAAAACGTTTGGAAAATCATTTCGTTTGCTGTTCCGCTTGTGCCGTCGAACAGGATCTTTGATCCTGATGTGCCTGCCGCGCCTATGAAATCTATGCCAGGTACATTGGCGTTGTCTTGTCTTTGAATTTTTAGGAAAGGCGTAGCGGAAACTAATCTAAAATCAGTGTCTGTTGTGACTTCACCCGTACCTGATGCAGATAATTCTAAATTTGCATTTGATGCCGATGATGTTATGATGTTGTCAGTGATGCTGATGCCGTCATCTACATTTAGAACACCAGAGACTTTAACACCTCCTGTACCGTTACCAGATAGTGTTAGATCACCATTTGTTATCAATGATGTTATTGCGTCGTCTGTGATCTGTAACTGATCAACTTCAACAATACCTGTTCCGTTTGGTTGAATTACGACATCACCGTTCGTGGTTTCGTTTGTAAGCCTTCCGCCCAGACCTGATGCTGACAGATCATCGAATACTTCTATAAAATTGTCGTTGATTTTATTCATGGCGGTACGCAAAGTATCGCCAGTTGCTGAATTTCCTTCTATTCCTACGTCTATGTTTAATCGTGCCATATTATGTTTATGTGTATTTATTAAATAGAATTAATGTTCATCGAGACTTTAAAAACGATGCGATTGTACGAACGCCAATCAAAACTAGGTACCTATCATACCTTTCACCGCAAAAATACGATATTTGTTTTCAAGTGTGACTGTTGCGGAGTACAATTTTTAAGGGCAAGATCGAAGGTGGATCCTGATCGTGCAACAAATGACTACAAGCACGTATGTTCATATTGTGATGTCAAAAAGTTTGCACAGAGCCAAGGTGTCAAAATGCGGAAAGTTTATAAACTAGATTGTTCTAGCACTTACACACTGTAATACTTGATCCAGTTGATCTGATCTCGCTCGCCATCTATCCAACGTTTTAAATCTGCGTATATTCCAACCCTTGAATTTTTCTGATCAAAGTAATGGCGTATGAACGGATTGAGTTCAATGTATTCTCTTCTGTTCACGAAATAAAAATTTGTGTTTGGATATCTTCTAAAAATTTGCCTTAAATGGAATAACCATTCATATTTTAGATATGCCTTCATGTTCATCCTAGTAGGATAGTTTTGTGAATTTTTATAGATATTGTTTTGTTCCCTGCTTTGAACTCCTTCGTTGTATTCCCACTGCCTTGCACCCAATATATCAAATGCTAGAATTATAATATTTTTTACTCCAGATTCAGCCGCCAACAAAACTGCTGAACAACCGGACCCTCTGTTTTCACTGAAATCAATTGTGCGGATCTTGTTTCCTTTTTTGATGTCACCGCCACGCCATATCCTATAAAGTTTTAGACCTTTTGGTATGTCGGTAGGTTCATCTCCTGGTATCAGATAGTTCCAGTCTACGATATCATCAGGTCCATAGATGTTAGGTGATTCTTTTCCGTTGTTGTGCCATTGTTTTAGTTCTTCATACATGGGAGGATTGACTGCTACAATGTTATTGCATAACAAGGGATGATCTCTGAAGATTGCATTACAACCCCATATGTCTCCTTTGTCTTTTAAAGTATCTATTGGAAAAATATTTCTTGATTCACCGTTGCCTATTACAAACGCAGTATCCATTACACACCAAAACTTACTCCGCAACCACAACCGGAAGACGCATTAGGATTTTCAATTGTAAACTCCTGTCCAAAAACCTGGACCTTCCAATCTATCTTGGTGCCTGCCACATAAAGCATAGATGCGTCATCCACAACAAAACGTCCTGTGTGCCAATCTTCTACCACATCATCTTTGCCGATATCTTCTTTTTTGTCTATGAATCCCCATTCATATTTGAATCCAGCACAGCCACCACCCACGACTTGTAATGATATAGCGTACTTGTCTGGATGTGCTTGGAGCAGTTTCTCCATTTGATTCTTTGCTTCGTCCGTAATTTCAAACCATTTCATACTATTAATTATCTTCCTTTGTCGCCCATGTTTGCAACTCCGATTGCCAACCAAAACCTAGATGCATCAATTTTCTTTTGGAAACTCATGTATGCGTTTTGATCTTCCCAATGGTTTGCAGGATTATCAACCCTATTGGCAGGTTCAAACCACCAACCCCATTTTCCAGTACAATTCATTTGGCACCATTCTATACACTCTCCCATAACACCATTTGAATTCATGTCAACATTATACCTAAACTGTTTTTCGTAACCACAGTCTTCAGGTATTTCGTCCAAAGTAGGCTTGACTCTTTTTACTTTTACTTTTCCGTAACTTTTCATTGCCAATTTTTTACCACCCATTCGTCGGAGCAATTGAAAGGTTTTGGTTCACCGTGGAACACCGCAACCTTGTTTTCAGGCTTGATTACAGCAGGCCTTTTAAAAAACTTCTTGCCATCCTTGTTCATAAGTTTAGTGTCTTTGAAACCTATCATTTCCCATTTATAACTCCTGATCCATTCATCCGGAAACCAGTTAATATCATCCTTCGCCCTTTTTGTGATCCAGTCTTGGTCTCCGTGATTGGTCTGCATTATTTTAGTGCTGTTACTTTTGAATTCATCCCATAGATAATTCATTCTTCCGGTCTCCCATCTCATAACACTACTATTGGACATTTTCCAATCCTTTACTCTACATCTATTAAAATCTCTTATTATATGAAATTTTCCTGGGTTGTGTGTAAACAAAGAGTCAATGTTATTAAAAATTATCACATCTAAATCAAAATATAAGATATTACCCTGTAAAGGAAACTCCGATCCAAACATCCAAAGTTTACTCCACCATGTTCTTATGATCGGATCTTTTGGAAGATTTATTGTTTTTATGTGCGGGTCAAGTCCATTTGTGTCTTCGGTTATGCAATGGAAATCCCACTCTGTGGTTATATTCCTCTTACACATATTGTAAAGCACATTTGCATATTTTGAAATATACTTGTTGCCCCATTTAACACATACTACGTGATTCATAACCCTTCCTTAAATAATTTATTTGCAGTTGTTTCCATGAGTCATCCTCAAGGCGATAAGGATATTCGCACTCCGTAGTAGAACTGCCTATTATTTGAATACTAGATATATTTAAATTATCGCTCATTTCTTTTTGAATTTCCATGCAATTCTTTTGTCCGAATGCGTGTTCTAAATTTACTTGTCCTATCTTAATGTATCCTAAACTTAATTTTGGATCTTCCCAATCATAGTTGTTCTCTTTCAGCCATTTCCTAAATGGTTCCATTTCATCGTATTTGAATTCATGTTGCTCTTCTGTTATTGTTTCTCCCCATTCTATATCAAACTCCCCGGAATAAAATTTTTGATGATTGATTTCAGAACAAAGTGCCTCGGTCATCTTTGGAGCATTTTCATCTCGCCAAACTTCAAACAAAGTTTTTCCTATCTGACTCCAATGCAAATATACTCCACCTAATTCTCTGCTATATCTATTTTCTTTGAATAACTCATAATCTTCTTCATGCAAATCATATCTTGGTGCGTTTAAAAAAGTCGTTATTTGAGAACTTCGGACCCACTCCGGTTCTACTATTTTTTTCCTGTAAGCGGCAACATAACTTTCAATCTCGTGGCACAAATTATTAAGTTGTCTTATGGCATATTTTGTTTCGAAGTCTGCTTGTTTGTAGAATGGTGATAGCGACCATGCTGTGCCTTGTAGTTCTTCAAAATGCCTGTGTAATAAATTACAAGCGTCATGTTTGAGTCTTAAACCAAGTTTTGTGTGTTCCTGGCCTTCTTCTGTTGGTCCCGTAGGAAGATTTGCAGAGTATTGGAAATCATCTGTTACAAATGGATGTATTTGATCATAGGGTGGATCAAATTGAAATCGATTAATTTGATCTATGTTCTCATTAAGTTCTTTTACAAGATAACGCAAGTTTCTATGAGAGTCAGGCCAGCCTAACCAACAAAAGTTTTTTTCTAAAACCCTCTTCTTGATTAGATTATCCTTTAATGCATCTATCCAACGACCGCCCAATGGCGTGTCATAGACATCTATCCATAAACTTTTATTATCTAAATTTAAAACAACATTTTCTGAAAGTGTTTTATGATCGTTTGTAGATGGCACTGTTCGCTCCGTGTTCTCGCACTTCAACCGACTCCAGCCACTTTCTATCCTCATCCACTATCTTGCTAACATGATTGTAAATGTATTCAGCAAACTTTTCGCAACCAACCGCCGGCATGATTCTTAAATCTACTAGATCAAGATCCTCCAGTCCTTTGAATGTTTCCAATTCAGGATCGTCTTCCGCTATGCAGAGTGTGTGATCAAAAGTGTGTTTCAACCACTGCTTTATTTCTTTCAGTCCACCAAAGTCCTGCACCCAGTTCCTGTCATCTAGTTCTTTGCAACCAAATGTGAATTTGACCGCTAGTGCGTATCCGTGGATCCATCTGCAGTGTGAATCTTTTGCTCTCCATTGTCTGAAAGCACAACTCAATCCTTCATTGTGATCATATGTTTTAGTTGAATAGTAAGTCATCTTTTCTCCTTGTTTTGATGACTTGCAGAGTGTTTATAGAGGGATGAAAGTCTTCGAGTCCTCTCATTAGTGCAACCTCTTATTGATATCTCCGAGGTTGAATCCTAATTCGTCTTCTGATTTTGATCTTATCTTATCAGTTAATTCGTTTGGAATATTTAATTCTCCATCAATGATGCTTTTTAAAAAATGGATGAATATTGTGAACTCTGGTCTTTTTGATATTGTCTCCGGATCAACACCATGTTTTTCTAGTGCATTCAACAATCCTTCTGTGGCATCTATCAAAGCCTCGATACTTTGGCTATGTTTTTTAAAATGTGCCATTATGTGATTATACTTGGTTTTGCAGGAGTCTTGATTGTGCTGAATACTCTCTTATACTCTTCTCTGATCTTATCATTAATTTGGCATGCCGCGATAATGTTGTCTTTGCTAATATTGATTGGTTCATCCTGTTTTGCTGTTGCCATCCAAGTTCCAAATGCCAGACCCTGTGGACCTTGCATCAATACCAATGCTTTTTCGATACTGACATGTGAGTCTGTACCACCTTTGTAATTTGCAATGACTTCCTCTCCGGAAGCCAGTTTCAGAGTAATAAGATCTCCATCTTTTATATTTTCATTCATATTTTATATTATAAACTTTATTTTGTATTTGTCAATTGTTTATTGATCCATTTGTGCAAACCATCGTAGGACTCTTGGAAAACATTTTTATGCTTCTGCCATTCTTCAGGCATTTTCCAATTTTCTTCATTTACCACAATCCATCTGCAATCCGAACATTCAAATAACTTATCAAATTGGTATATCCAGTATCGGGGATCAACTGGTCTTTTGATATATGTGTATCCTTTGGAACCTTTGTAGATGTTGTTAACGTTTTCAGGTTTGTTCTCTTTGCCTAATCCCCAAAGGTCCATGCCAATTAAGAATATTGCTTTTGGTTTAAAACTCATGCCGACCAGTGCGGCAAACTGTCCAGTGCCCCAGTGGAAAGGATCATCTTGTCTTTTGTCTCCTTCATAGGGAAGATCAGGCACTTTCTTCACGTTGGGCCAAAATGCAAATTGTTTATACCAATTTTCTCTGGTGTAGATTGTTGTGTTTTTTCCACAAGTGTTTGCGGCCTCCTGACACATATGGCGATCACATGCCACAATGTATTCGAGGTTATGATCCCTGAATATTGCATTGCATCCAACCACCGTGGTAATACCTTTGAGTGGAGTTATGTCGAAACC